GTGTAACACCCTCACGGATATAATTCACAGCACAGTGATTCTTTCCGCATGTAGTACATATAGGTCTTAGCATACTCTATTTATAACCTTCGAAGGCACGGTAATACCGTCTTTTTTGATTTTTCTACTAAATAATAGTATGCATTTTAGGGTCGTAACCCTCATAATTTTACATAAAGGAAAACAAAATGGCATTAGTATCTCCAGGCGTAGAAGTAACGATCACAGACCAAAGTCAGTATCTTCCTGCCCCAACAAACTCAGTCCCTCTAGTTCTATTAGCAACTGCTCAAAATAAAGCAAATGCTACTGGCACAGGGGTCGCGCCAGCAACTACGGCTGCTAACGCAAACAAATTATATCAAGTAACAAGTCAACGTGATTTAGTAAGCTTATATGGTAATCCGTTCTTCTATACAACGACAAATGGTACACCAATTCAAGGTTATGAACTTAACGAATACGGTTTGTTAGCGGCATATTCATTGCTAGGTGTAACCAATCGTTGCTTCGTACTACGTTGTGATATTGATTTAGCTAGCTTAGTTGGACAAACAAGTCGTCCAACAGGTGATCCCGCTAATAACGCATATTGGTTAGATACTACAACTAGTACATGGGGTATATATGCATTCAACCAGACTACTGGTGCATTCACATTACAAACTCCGATTGTTATCACTGATACTGCATCATTATCAAGTGGCTTACCATTAGATAGCATAGGTAATATTGGGGATTATGCAGTTAACGCATTACAATCAACTACATCACCAAGTGATCCTTCTGGTAAAACATTTTTCTATAAAACAACAGATAATGCTTGGGTTACATTAGGTGGTGGCTTGTGGAGAGAAGATATTCCTACTGTACAAGGTTCTATTTCTAATCCAACAATAATCACATCAAGTACTTTTGATATAAATGTGAGTGGTCTATATACGGCAACGGTAACGGTAAGTGGTACAACTGTTACCGCAGTAGCGACGGCAATTAATGATTTGGACACCCCAACTGTAACTGCTAGAGTAGTTAGTGGTAAATTACAAATTTTATCAAATCAAATACTTTCAAGCGGAACCCCATACATTGAGCTTACCGACGGTACTAATACTCCATTGGCAGATTGCGGTATTGCTGATGGTACATATAATCAACCTACAGTATTTTACGGTACATCTGCTCAGATGCCATTATGGACTAGTAGTCAGACAACACCAAGACCCACTGGTTCTGTATGGATTAAAATTGGTACTGCTGGTAATGGTTTATATCCTAGTGTTTCTCGATACAGTACTGCTACTGCAAGTTGGATAGCAAAAAATGTAACTCAGGCTAATTCTGATTGGGCAGAAATTGCGGCAATCGATTCAACCGGCGGCCAAGCAATCCCTGCAGGTACAGTTTATGGTCAATATAATTTTACTGGAAACTTAACAAATGCTCCTTATTATCTATGGGAGCGTCTTGCAACTGGACCTACAGTAGTCATTGGTGAAAATACAGCACCTGTATTTACGTCTGGTGGAAGTCTTTTTGTAGCAGTAAGCGTTCCGGGAAGCTCTGCTCTATCATCTACATATACAGTCACAATAGGTTCTGGTGCAGATGCAGTTGATTTTGTAACAGCATGGTCAGCAGCCGGTATACCAAACACATTAGCTAGTGTGGCTACTGATGGTGCAATTACATTAACACATACCGAAGGTGGTGTAATAATATTAAATGACTTAGTGTCAAATGTAAGTACCGGTGTTATTGCTGAAATTGGTTTAACAATAGGAACAACTACTGGTGTTAAATATGGAACATCAAATGTATTTAGTTGGAGTAATATAGCCTGTACAGGCGGTAGTGGAACAAGTGCTACATTTAATATTCTAGCTAACTACGGTGCATATTTCTTAAATGGTACTGGCATTTTCACTGGTGGTACTGGTTATGCAGTAGGTGACGTTCTTACTGTTGCTGGCTCAACATTAAATGGTACTAGCTCAAATAACTTAACATTAGTAGTTACTGAAATTGGTGGGTCAGGTACAGCTATAACAGGCGTGGCTTATCAATCTGGAACAGCAATTAGTAGTTTTAACACTCAATTAAGTAACTGGGTAGAATTCACTTACACAAGTAATGAAGGTGCCCCGGTATCAGAACCCGCTAATAATACAAACTGGTTCTACTCTGTTATTGACGAAGTAGATATCATGGTTCAAAAAGGTGGTGCATGGGTAGGTTACGGCACTACTGCATATGACAGTAGTGGACACCCAGCAGTAACTGGTGGAAACACGACTGATCCAAATGGTCCTATTATTGCAGCCACAGCACCAACCACACAAAGTGACGGTACTGCTCTATCATACGGTGACTTATGGATTGACACAAGTGATTTAGAATTGTATCCAATTATCTATCGCTGGGAAGCAGTTAGTGGAATCGATCAGTGGGTTCTACTTGACACTACTGACCAAGTAAGTCAAAATGGTGTTTTATTTGCAGATGCACGTTGGTCTAGTTCTGGTGCAATTAATCCAGTAGATGACCCTATCCCAACAATCAAGTCATTATTACCAAGTAATTATATTGATTTAGATGCACCGGTCGCTACATTGTACCCACAAGGTATGTTGTTATTTAACACACGCCGTTCAGGATATAATGTTAAGCAATTTAGAACAGGTTATTTCACAAGTGCTAATTATCCAAATGCAGGTGCATACAATCCATCAGCCCCAACTAACACTGCTAACTTACCTCTATTCTCATACACATGGGTATCAGTAAGTGGTAACAACGCAGATGGTGTAGCATACATGGGTAGAAATGCACAACGTGCTCTGGTTGTACAAGCATTACGTGCTTCTATTGACACTAACACTGCAATCCGTGATGAAGATAACTACTTCAACTTGATGGCTACTCCTAACTATCCAGAACTACAACCTAACATGGTTGTATTGAATGCGGATCGTGGCGAGACAGGTTACATTATTGGCGATACACCATTAGGTCTTGCTGATAGTGCTACTGACATTCAAGCGTGGGCTAATAACGATGCAGGTGCAGTTAGTACAGGCGAAGCTGGTTTAGTTACACGTAACACATACTTGGGTCTATTCTATCCAAGTGGAATTACAAATGACTTATCAGGTAATGAAGTTGTTGTTCCAGCATCACATATGATGTTGCGTACATTCTTGCGTAATGATACAGTGGCTTATCCTTGGTTAGCTCCAGCTGGTACACGCCGTGGTAACATTGACAATGCGTTAAACATTGGTTACTTGGATCGTACAACAGGCGAGTTTCAGCCAATCAAGACACGTATCGGTATCCGTGATGTATTGTATATCAACCAAATCAACCCAATGGTATTCTTCACTGGAGTTGGCTTGTTGAACTATGGTAACAAGAATAGTTTCAACTCACAAAGTGCATTAGACAGAATCAACGTTGCACGACTAGTTAACTATGTACGCCGTCAGTTGACTATTGCGGCTCGTCCGTTTGTGTTCGAACCTAACGACCAACTAACACGTAACGAGATTGCAGGTGTTGTACAAACATTGTTAGTTGACTTGGTTGCTAAACGTGGTCTATATGATTACTTGGTTGTTTGTGACGAAAGTAACAATACACCAGCTCGTATAGATAGAAGTGAATTATGGATTGATGTTGCAATTGAGCCAGTTAAGGCTGCTGAATTCATCTACATCCCGGTTCGTGTTCTAAACACAGGTGAGATAGCAGGTAACGTGTAAAATGATACCCCTTCGGGGGTATCAACATTAAAGATAAATAAGTATACAGGAGATTAAAAAATGGCAACAGCCTCTCAATCATTATTCAACATGACCGTAGCTAGCGATAACGCTGGTGGTAACCAAGGTTTGTTGATGCCCAAATTGCAATATCGTTTCAGAGTTAACTTTCTGAATTTCGGTGTTGGTCAGACTATTGAATTAACTAAACAAGTTGTAGATATCACACGTCCGCAAGTTAGTTTTGGTGAAATCACTATCCCAGTTTACAACTCAACATTGTATCTTGCTGGTCGTCACGAATGGCAAGCATTAACAGTTAACGTTAGAGATGACGCACAAGGTGCAGTATCTAGGTTAGTTGGACAGCAATTACAGAAACAATTAGACTTTGTTGAGCAGGCATCTGCGGCAACTGGTCAAGACTATAAGTTCCAAACAAACATTGAAATCTTAGATGGTGGCAATGGCACAGCGGCACCAGTAGTATTAGAGACTTGGGAATGCTATGGTTGCTTCTTGCAACAAGCAAACTACAATAATTTAAACTATGGTACAAACGAAGTAGTTCAAATTGCTATGACAATCAGATTTGATAATGCAGTTCAGTCACCGTTGAGTTCTGGTGTTGGTACAAACATCGGTCGTGTATTAGGTGGTTCTATTGTTACTGGTATCGGTTCTGGTCAAGCGTAATATTAACATTTAGGTTATTACATGAGTGGATTTTTTCAAAATCTTTTAACTGATGTTGCCGCAGGATTCTTCGGCAACGATTATGTAAGAGATTACACTCATGCCGCAAAAACTTTTAGGTCTAACTCTTACCAGTACGCTCCTAAATTCAAGTTCTTATTTCACGTATACTTTGAAATAAACCCTGCTGTATACTCTAGAGGTATATCGCAGGGTTCCAATTTTGGCTTGGCTGTAAAGACAATTGACTTACCTAAGTATACTATTGATACTGCTACATTGAATCAGTACAATAGAAAAAGACTAGTTCAAACTAAAATAAAATATCAACCTATTAATGTTGTTTTCCATGATGATAATGGCAACTTAGTAAATGACATGTGGTATAATTATTATACATATTATTTCAAAGATGCAGATAAGCCAGTA